TATCTGCCGAGCATACCTCCGAGCATGCTTCATCTATGCTTGGAGTATTTTTATCTCTCCATCTAGCTTCAGCACCAGCCTTGCCACGCTTAACATTTGCTTGTTTGTTGTGTTTGGCTTTGACCATTTCAGATTCAATTCGATGCTGAACCCATAAACCATCCATTACTTCAAAGAATGGTTGAAGCATAGTCCGAGCATTACTCCAAGCATTAGGAGATAGTTTTGTTATTTGTGCAAGTACTTGGTCATTGTCAGGCGGTGCGCCATTTTTCCAATAATCCATGATGAGCAATAGATATGCACCATGCTGTTCTGTGGTCAACCTTGAGGTTGCAGAAAGGTAATCCGCTATGTATAGCGGCATCCAAATATCTACTTTGGTAGCCATAAAATTTCCCGCTTTTTAAACCACCCTTTGAAGGAATTGCCAGCAGGAGAAGGGTTAACTCTTTTCGGTTGGGTAGCAACTCCCGACCTAGCTGGATTCCATAATAGCAAAACAATTCTACTTTGTAAATCAAATAAATTGATTATTTGTTATCTCTTTTACAGGCTTTGGTCTGCCAAGCAATCTCTTAGCTTGAGAGTTCATCACCGCGTACTCTGCTTTACTGAAGATACCTTTGGCGTTTCTGATGTCAAAAGGATTGAGTAAGCAGCGATCCTTGTCCTCTGGTTTGACCAGGTTCTCAACAAGGGTGTATTTAGCCATCCAGTAGCGTCCTACTTTGACCTCTTCTGTGATCAGCTCACCCTTGTATCTGAGCTTCTTAGCCGCAGACAGAACAGCAGACTTTGGCAATCCTGTTAAACGACAGAGTTCCTCGGAGGTAAGTGGCCCATTCTGTAGAGCCTCAATGATTATTTCTTGGGTCATTTGTAGAGTCTCTGAAGGTTGATAGGACGATTCACTTGTAATTCAAGTGTTCTGGCAAGCAAAGCAACAATAGTCGCTGAGAAGTCCTCTGGTTCGGTTGTGTAAGCCTCTGCCATTGTTTGAGCGTACCCAAGCAAGGTTTCGGCACAAGTTTGTTCAATTTGTTCGATGTTCATAGCGTGAGACTAGCATGATAAAAAACTATGCGAAAGTAGGGAAAACCCCTATGTAAAAGGCTAAAAAGGTGTGGCACATTAGTGGTGTGGGCAGTAATTAAGCCACATTTTTGATAAACAAATAGGAGTGAATATGAAAGATATACGGGCGTTTCCAACATATCATGGTGGATATGCAAAATGTGACGCTGATGGCATGACCTTGCGTGACTACTTTGCGGCTAAGGCTATGCAAGGATTTATGGCAAACAAAGCCAATCCAATGCACTTTCAGCCAGAAAATGATGCTGCATGGGCATACACCATTGCAGACGCAATGCTGAAAGCAAGGGGCTAATGATGCCAATGCTTAATGGAAAAAAGGTCATAGACCTAGAGGTAGATGGAGTAGATCCAAGAGATTATCCAGATTTCTCAGATGCCTACTTCTCAAATGGATCTTACGAAGATGGAACACCTTTGACAGACGATGAGTTGGAAAGACTCAATGATTTGGCAGCAGATGTTCTCTGGGAAATGGCTTTTGATAGGATGTTATGAAATCACTATTTCAAACCTATGTGGAAGAGTTTTCTGACATTAAATACTGTCCTTATTGTCTGACAATTAAGGGAAACAGAATAGTTTGCTGCCAAGAAGCAGACTTCATTGAGTTCAAGGAATTAGACCTGGACCAACAAACACAAATCATTGATCAAGAGTTAAATACATATCTGGAGTGAATATGTCAATAGAAGCGTTACTTAAAAAAGATGTGAATTCTCACACAGAAAAGAAAAATAACCTGACCTACCTGTCGTGGGCTTGGGCATGGGCAGAAGCTCTCAAAGCTGATCCACAAGCCAGTTTTAGTGTGCAAATGTTTGGCGACAAATGCTACATGGAAATCAATGGCACAGCAATGGTTTGGGTCACAGTTACCATGTTTGGCAAACCAATGGTCTGTCAATTGCCTGTGATGGACAATTTCAATAGGCCAATTACCATTGAAGGCGTAACAACAACCAATAAGTATGGGAAAGAAATAATTACCAAGTTAGATAGCTTCAATGTCAATACAGCAATCATGCGTTGCATGACTAAAGCACTTAGCTTGCATGGACTTGGTTTATATATTTATGCGGGTGAGGACCTTCCAGAAGAGGGAGGCAAGCCAGAAAAAGTAGTCATTACACCAACACAGGGTGCAATGGATGATATTGCTCCAGAAGAATTACAGTACTTGCAAGAATTGGCAGTTGAATTGATTGCCACTTGTGAGCAAGGTGATCCCAAGGCAGCTTGGGAGAAGTTAGAGGGAGAGAACCTAGACGATCAACAAAAGATTGCCTTGTGGACACTCCTACCAAGTAAAGTGCGTTCAGCGTTAAAGAAAGCAAAGGAAATGTGATGGAAAATCGTAAAGATAATAGCGGCGTTTTGTTTAAGAATGACAAAATTGAAAACGAAAGGTCTCCTACTTATAAAGGTAACATAACTGTAGATGGCAAAGACTACTGGTTATCAGCTTGGGTAAAAGAAGGTAAATCAGGGAAATTCATGGGTCTAGCAGTAGCACCCAAAGAAGAGTACAAAGCGAAGCCCTCGGAGCGATCTAAGGCCACCAACTTTGATGATTCTGACTCAATGCCATTTTGATCAACGGGTGAAAGCGGATGCTGTGCCAGTTGCGATCAAAAGCCTCTGATAACGCACAGACGCAGCGAGTAGCCCAACTAATAGGAGTTAATGATGATTTTTGATAACATGAAGCAATCAATTGATAGATTCTTTGGTACACCAGCATTTAAGTTGGTACGCAAAGAAGACCCTGTAACGAGCCATCAAGCCGCCCAAGGGGTAGATAGCGCCAAGATAGAAAGTGTGGTCTACGAGGCCATTAAAAGCTTTCCTGATGGGTGTATTTCAGACGATCTACTGGCAATGTTCCCTCAGTACCCATATTCCTCAGTAACAGGCCGTTATCGGTCCTTGTTAGACAAAGGATTTATTGAGATTGTCGGAACTAGAACTGGTAAATCAGGCAGAAACCAACGAGTTATGAGGGCTATCAAATGACACTTCCACCGCATTCCAAGATCAGTTACCCATCTATTCCCATGAAAGACTTTAAATGGGAATCAGGATCGGATGTCCAGGCACTGTGGAGAAAGCATGGATGGACTCCACCCTCAGAGAAGATGACTCCTCCTCCACCAGAAAAAATAGAAGTGCCACTTAGGAGAGTGAGATGAGCGTGTTTAAACTGATTGGTTGTCTACCAAAAGAGCCTGATGCCAAGTGTCAGAACTGTAAACGCTTTGGTTTAAAGGATGTGATTCATGTTTCTTGCGTCAACAGCAAGGACAAGGCTTGCATCTATATGCCCATCTCTTTGCAGGAGAAAAAATGACCAGAGAAGACATTATTCGCATGGCAGAAAAATGTGGAATTCCTGAGTTTGAAAATAACGAAAATCAAGCTGAAAACATCATGCGCTTTGCCGCCCTAGTCGCTTCTGCCGAGCGTGAGGCGTGTGCAAAGTGGCTAGAAGATGTAGTAGATGCCCCAAATTGGGCTGAAATTATCCGAGCAAGGGGAAAAACATAATGTTTTACGGACAATGTTGGAAATGTGGTGAGCGTTGGGGACTTGGCACAGCATCAACTTGCAAATGCCCTGATGAAACCCCCAAGCGCACATGGGTTGGGCTGACGGATGAGGAGGTTAAACAATTGTGTCTTGCTGCTGGTACTGAGCCTATTGAAGTGCGATTGATTGAAGCCAAACTTAAGGAAAAGAACACATGACTCAATGGACACCTGAAGAAGATGAAGCCTTTAACGAGGTAGAGAAACAATCTAACCTTGGTAAGCAAATCATAAGAGCAAGCAAATCTAGCGGTATGGATTGCTGCACATACGATTGTGTTCAAGGACGAAACTGTCCTGTTAGAACAAGAACGCTAGAAGAGGTAGCCCTAGAGTTTGACAAGATGAAACCCTTTGGCGACACAGCATCTAGCTTTGCTTCTTTCGTAAGAATGATGAAGGGTTAACTAAGGACAGAGAGAGCATGGGCAATGTGCTTTTCTCTGTCTGCCAAACCTATAAATCCACCATTGATTTTCTTAGTCATGGTCTTGTAGTCTTGAGAATCAGCATACTGGTTTAGCTTGTGAGTATCCCAAAACCAACCAGCAGTAAGGGCAGCGTACATAGGAGTCGCTACAAGGTCTGGATTCATCACAAAATCCACTCCTAGAGCCTGACCAGCATGGTAATAATTGGCGTGTCCTGTCAACTGGATACACCCTCTACCTCTGAAACGATAGCCATCACCAGAAGCCTCATCCCTGTTGCCCATACGACTAGAGTAAACAGTATTGGCAATCAACTTAGGATTACGAGCACACATCTGTGCTTTGGTGG